CCTTTGTGCATCACCAGGTACATTATATTCGTAACTTCCGCTATGGCCCTCTGCTAAATAAGGTACAGTGCCTGTTCCTGTTTTTGCAAAAGTTGGTGTAAATTTTGAAGTAAATGTAGAAGTGCTAGTAGATCCTACTAATATTTGTGTAGAATTGCTTGTAAAACCAGAACCAGAAACAGTTATAGTATATAATCCTGATGCCTTACCGGCTAAATCTATTTCAAAACTTTGATGTTTAGCATTTGCAAAAGTTTTATCTTCAATTGTTAAAGCAGCAGGTCCTGTACTTGAAGCACTAAGTATTCCATTNTTATTACCGCTNCTAGCNCCCATTGTGGTTTGACTATTATGCAGCCCATCTGCGGTAGTATTAAATATATTAAGATAAGCTTTATTGTTACTTTTAATTAATGGGCCATAACCTACAGAATATGAATCATGAATTGTAGCATCCGATATACCTGGAGTAATATATAATTTATTTGCTATAGGCCTTCTAACTGAAGAAACCGGCGCTGCTGATGTTGTAAATGTAAGAACATTTGTTGCAACACCTTGTCCAACACTATTAGTTGCAGTTGCTACAAAGCTAACTAATTTTTCATTTGGAATTCCAGTTACATCTTTGTTAAAATCATTATTAACACCTGTTGATGTTACTGTGCTTCTAACTATTCCACTCCCACCGTTTGTTAATTCAGAAACAGTTAAAGCTTCATTACTTGCTGACTTATAACCAAAAAAGAAACCTTGACTAGTTACATTAACATCGTCATTATCTAATTCTCCATTTAGGGTAGCTGTAGTTAGTGAAACATTAGTAGCGGCTGCTGTTGTTGGTGTAGGAGCTGTAATTGATGGTTGATTTGCTGTCATAGATCCTGTTACATATGCGCCAGAGGTTTTATAGTTTGCGTAACCTCTAGGAACTCTTACCTTTACAGGTATTTTTACCGATTTTGTAGAACCTGAAGTATTTGCAGGAAATCTTGGTGTTATTGCAATAGCAGTACCTTTTCCAGATAAAACATTAATTATACCATTTTGTGAAATACTACCAGTTACACCAGCCATAGTAAACGTAAAAGTTGTTTTTTTAGCAACAACAGGTTTTGTTGAATCTAATAATAAAGTATTAATTGCATTATTTGTAATATCATATTCAAAAATACCGTCTATATTATCTCCTGTAACAAAATAATAAATTTTATTTTCCTCTGGATGAGGATAACTACCAATTACTTTTGCGTTTGGATTTGTTGATGAGCTTAAACCTAATATATTTTGATTAGCAATAAGTTCATTGCCTTTCATATTTTCTATTACTCCAACATTTGCATCTTCTGAAGTATCTACACTTATATTTAAAGCGTCTCTATAGGTACCCTGAGGAACTATTCTGTCATCTAAATCTCTTTCAAGTTTAGCCTGATTAAAAGTTCTTTTACTTTGTGCCATTTAATTTTAGTGTTTAATCCACTTACTTTTACCTCTTAGTATTTGAGCAAGTTCTTCTAATTTATAATTACTTAATCTTATTTTAGCATTTCTTAATTTTGCAAAAGCTTCTTTTTTATATAAAGGTACTAACTGTGCACTAGCAGGGCGAACCTTAGCTAGGTTATATAGCATGTATGCATAAGCCGCATCCTCTGCAAGTTTAGGCATAAATACTTTACTTAAATCTGCATTATCATCTAAACCATCACTTATATAATCTAATACAACTATATCTTCGTTTCTATTTGCAAAAGAACCATCAAAAAATATTAACCCTGCTTTATGATCTATAAAATAAGTTCCAGCAGCATTCATGTCTTCAGGTATCCCACCATATCTTTTATTAAAATATGAAAAATTATCATTATTATAATTTGAATAATAGTAGTCTTGTGCAGATTGTAATGTATTTGCACTATTACTAGCATCTTGAAAACGTGTTGCTAAAGTTGATTTAGATGCTGTAACTATTTTACCTTGTCCATCAAATGTAATATTACTATTATTATCTTGTATAGGTGCTGTAGGATCTCCTGATCTTCTTTGCGGTAATAATGTTTTTTTAGTACCATCTACTCCTACGCAAGATATTTTAATATAGTTTACATAATCTTGTGGTAATGGAAATTGTAAAGAATCACCTAAATCTAGTTCCATACTTTTTTCAGAATGCAATACATCATAACTAAATTCTTGCATTGCTCTCTGGGCCCAGAAATCTAATTCATATCTCGGTATTTTAGGCAAAGCTTTATCTTCACCTATATAAGCAATTATAAAGTTATTAATTATATCCTCTAAACTAGTTCTGCTGTAATAACCTAATCCTTTAAAATCAGATGGTATATTACCGCTATCACCTTGATGTTGTGCATAATACTGTTGACCAGTATATTCTTTTCTAGTTTCTGCCATTATCTTTCAGATTGAATTATTTGTTGTTCTTTTGCTGAAGCTACTTGTGTTATATCTGCAGCTCTTATAATAACTCCCGCATAAGCAAGTATTTTAATAACTAATTCATGAAACTCAGATGGATGTAACTCAAAATTCTTATAGTTATTATCTGATGTATTCGCAACGATTTGACCCGCTGCAGTACCACCAACCCAATTAGGGTCATTTGGTTTTCTTATATAATTAATTGTTATACTTGATATACCTGATGTAGGATTTACAACTAAACCATTTTCATGTAACACATATACCGGTGATGTAGTTGTTGGTTTTGCTAATGGTGACCTATTTAAAACATTTAATAATTTATTAGTTGTTTCTTGTATAGGTATATTTACAGAGTTTAATACATGAAACACACTGCTAAGCCTGTAAAAATTACTTGGATAAGCATAATAACTAGCGGTTGTATTACCGGCAGCATTTGTAAAGCTTGCTGAAGATATTGTTTCTTCATTTTCAAACAAAGCTATTTTTTCTTCTATGTTTTTTCTTATATCCGAATAATCAGAAGAGTTTGTTATAGCATAGTTTCTTGAAGAAAAGTAACCTTCAAATATTTCATTCTGTGCCTGCTTAGCTAAAGTATTAAACTCAGCCGGCGTTACATAACCTCTGTTTTCTTTATTTAGTATATTTAATACTGTTTTATAAACACTATCTGTAAGTACCATTATTTATTTATTAATTAGTTAGCTATGGCTAAGCGAATAACCATAGCCAGGTGTTTTACGAAAGCTTTTTCTGTATAGCTTTCATAACGTCTACTCCTTTATCTGTTTTAAGGAAGCGAGCAAACGCGGTATAAGGATGTTCATCAAATGGTACTTTCATTATTGTTTTACCATTTTTAGCCCATTTAAATACTGTATTATCATCAGTTAGATTTACTAAATGTGATTCCACAGCTCTATTTGCAAGATTTCTAAGTTTTATATCTTCATCGTTAGCAACTTCAATAAATAACTCAGGATTATTTTTTGCAAATAAATAACAATCTCTTTTTATTTCTTTTGTAGACATTTTAGTTACTTCTGAACCAACTTCTGTTCTAAGTATAGCCTCTAAATGTTCTATTTCTAATTCTTGAACTAATCGTTGTGCTTCGATTTCTTGTTCAATCATATCAATATCATCTTTAGCTTCTTGAACTGCATCTAGTTCTTCCCATAACCATTTATCTGGATGATATACAGATAAAAGTTGTTGTAATAAAGGATTATTTCTTGGAACAACAAGTGTTCCATCTTGAAATACCACATGATCTAACTGTGCATATTTATCTTGTTCTTCTACAAATAAACTTTTTTGATTACTTGCATATCTAATCTCTCTATTAACTTTTTTATCTTCATCAAACCAAAGCATTCCAGTGCTTCTTATTTTATAAGTTAAAGGAGAAATATCTTTTAACTTATATGTTCTATCTTTTAATTCCCAATTTTTCATAATATATAATTTAATAAAATAAATAAAGATTGAGGTGCCCGTTAAGACACCTCATCTTTAAATTAAAATTAGTCTTTTAGTAAAAAGAAGTTATTAGCTCCTTGTACTATTAAACATCTTTCAGATAAGAATGAAACTCGCATTTCATCTGTAGTAGTAGTATAAGCACCACCTACAGAACCTGTAATCCAAGTTTTCATTTTTCTATCATCAGTTTCAGAAGCTCTATATCTTACGTGTAAGAATGGTCTTTTAATATTTTGACCTAATTCTTGATCGTAAACTGTAGAAGTTCCAGCAGGAATTATAACACCTTCAATATCACTAAATAAACCTCTTGTTCCAAAGTCATTTAAATATTTCCAGTCAGTTTTATAGAAGTCATATCCACCTCTTCTAAATCCTGAAAACCCTAAATTTAAAGCCATTTCTTCGCTGTTATTAAATACACCATAAGAAGTACCGCCAGTTCCATAAGAGTTTTTAGCAGCAAGTGCATCGTCAATAGCTAAAGATAAAGCCTTATCAATGTAAAGCATGTTTTCTTCAATAGCTCCATTTTTATCTAATTGTTTTAATATAGTATCAAAACCATTCATATTTGTAGCTAATTCTGTAGAAAGATCTGTATAAACATTTCCTCTACCAGTTAAAGCAGCAAATAAACCTTCTGTTCCACCTCCTGGTGATGCAGCTTGTGTGCTTTTAACAGATTCTATCATAGACATTTCTAAATAGTCTTCAAATCTTTGACGAGTTTCGTGCTCAGATTGTAAATACCATAAATATCCTGAAGCTCCGTTTTCAGAAGTAACTTCAATCCATCCTATTTGTGCAGTATCAGAACCATTGATTTGATAATTATCTTTTAATATCATTGGCTTATTAGTATAAGAAGAATAACTAGCATCAATTGAGCCAGCCATTCCGTCTGTACCTTTTGCAAATTCAGAACCGTAAACTAATACGTGGTAATGATCTCTATTGGAAGCATTTATAACACCATTCCAGTTAGCAGCTTCTAAGCATGAAGCTACAAATGTTGATGTGTCACCAGAAGCAGCAGTTCCGCCAGTGGTTACAATACCTTTTAATACAGGGCCTGTATTTACTCCTGCGCTAGTTACAGCTTGAACCATAATAGTTTGTCCTACCCTTATTGCAGCAGCAGCGGCAGCAGGATAAGCAGTTCCATCAGGATTTGCTTCTAAGCCAACAGTAAATGTGTTTGTACTAATTCCTGTTACATTTTTATATGCAACATGTAATCTACCTTGTTCTACCCATCTTATTTCATCAGAAGCTGAAGGCATCTCTGCAGATACTAATTTTAAGAAACTACTAATAGATCTGTTTCCATAAATTTCAGCTTGCTTTTCATAAACATCAGGTAAGAACTGGTTTGTAAAATCAAAATTGGTAATATAATTACCTTGGAACAGTTGGCCTTTGCTAGGCGAAGGCGTCAAATGTTCTATTCCAGTTGTTAGTGCCATTTTTTATAAATTTATTGTTTAAGTTTAACTCTAAGTTTTGAACTAGAATTACCTGAAACAACTCTAAATTTTTGACCGGATTTAGTTTCAATAAATCCTTCTTTTCTTGGTTCCATATTTATATTTTTAGCTTCTTTTGCACTTTGTTGTAAAGCATCGGCACGGCCCTGCTCATAAAAATGCTGAGCTATTTTATCTGCATTTCTTGCAGCAAATAAAGCTTTATGATAACCACTTGCATTTTCTAAATCTCCTTTATCGTTTAAAAATTGATTTACAAAATTTGCAAGATTAGATTGAGCATTTTTTGTTTCTGTAACATTATTAACTTTATATCTATATTTATTATTTCCAACTTGGAAATCAAATCCTTTAAAGTCGTTACTAAAAACATTTTCTGTTCTCTGTAAAAATTTATTTGTTATTTCTTTGTTTATTTCTTCGTTCCTTTTTGAATCTTCATAAAACTTCAAAGCATTTTGATATTGTTCAGGTATTTCAGTTTGCTTNTTCAACTTGATGTCAGCATAATATTTATCCCTATTAACAGTAAAAAACTGTCGAGCTTTATGTATTTCTTCTTTGTATGCGCGCTTTTTAGCACGTATTTCTTTAGGGTCATCATCTTCAGTATATGAAAAATTATCTTCCATATATTCTGATATTTCAGATTGTTCCCATGGTTTAGATTTTGTATAATATTCTCTTAACAGTTCACTGTCTTTTAAATTAGATACATCTTTATTAAGAGCTACATAATCTTCAATTGAACCTCCAGTTTCATCCATAAACTTTACTAGCTTATCAACATTTTCTGGTAAATTTATTTCAGGTTCTTTTGGTTCAGGTTTTTTGTTTACCTCAGCCGAACGTTGATCAACTTTAGGTTGATTAGTTTCAACTTTTTCTGGCTGTTTATTTTCTTCTTCTTTTATAAGTTCAATAGGAGAATCTATTTCTTCCCTTTGTTCTTCCTTGTTACTTTTATTGTTTTCTTCTTGTTTATTTTCTCCGGCAGGTTCTTTAACTTCCTCTTTGTTTTTCTTTTGAACTTCTTTGCTAGTTTCGGATCCGTCGCGTACAGATACCTCATTTGTGCTTTGCTTCTGAACGGCATCTTTTTCTTTATTTTTTAATTTATCTAAATCTACTTTTATAACATCGTTATCTTTTTTACCTGCAGCTTCTGGTTCAATTTCACCTTTTTCTACAGCTTTATCTAAAACAGCTTGTTCTGTTTGTTGTTTAGATTTTGGTTCGTCTGTGACGATTCCTTTTACTTTCCACTTTTCCATAATTTAATAATATATAATAATTTAAAATTTATTTAGGTTCAAATCTTGAAAGATCGATTCCACCTAAAACATCGTTACCTTTAGATTCAAATGGTTTAGAAGGTTTTGCACTTCGTACAGGTTTACTAAGTTCCACTTTTTCTTTTGAATCTAACTCCATTTGTTTTAATTTCATGTTTAAATCAAACTCAAATTGCATTAACTCTCTTTTTGTTCTAGCTTCTGTTTCAAGTTTTTGTATATCAAAATTCTTTTGTGCTTCTTGAAGCTTCATTCTTGATTCAACTTTTATACTTTCAGCTTGAGCTTTTGCCATTTCAGCAGCTTGTGCAGCCTGAGCATTAGCTTGTGATTGAGCAGCAATATTTCTTTCTGCTTTAATTTGATCTGCAGCTGCTTTTTTAGCTCTTCTAAATTTTAATAATTGATTAGCTAATTTTATATTTTTTATTGCTCTAATATCTATTACATCTTCTAATAATATTTGATCTCTTGATAAAGCAGCTTGTATATTATTTTCAACTAGTTGTTTATCATCTTCATCAGGATCTAATTCTATAAATACACCAAAGTCATGCAAATGTATATTATTTATTTCTTTTAGCGCACCTACGGTAAACCTACCTAAACTTTTAATAAATACATCTCTTTGTGGATGATAAGCTAATACATCTTTTAATCTTATAGATATAGCTTCAGCTAATTCACTAGTTATATACATAGAGCTATGTAATATATGCCTTGTAGCTGTATTAGAATTTGCAGCTGCTAATTTTTGTACACCAACTAATGCATTAGGATCTGGGTCAGAGCCGTCTCTTGCTTCATTTAATCCGGTCACATCTCTTATCATATTTAAATAATAATTATATGACTGTATTAAAAGTGTTGATTGTTGTCCACCACCACCGGGTAATTCTTGAATAGGTACTTTACCTGGATTTGCGTCACCATCTACAGTCATTGAACGACCAATAATAGATCCTGTTTGAAAATATAAATTTAATGCTTCTTGCGGATTATAGTTTGTACCATTCCCTAAATCTATTTCAGATAATCCATCAGCATCTACAAATACACCAGATGGTGTCATTCTTTGTATTACTTGTTGTAATTTTAGATGTGTTAATTGTATTAAATCAGCATAAGTAACCATTCTACTAACTAAACTTTCAATTTTACCTTTATAAAATCTAGGAGCACTTACAATATAGTTCATCATAACTGTATTTACATTTGAGTCAGGACGAACCATATTTTCAGCTTTTTGCCATTTTAAAAGTTTATTAGCACCTAAAACCATAACACCTTCATATATAACTTCTCTTGTTTGTGCTACTTTTTCAAACCTTGTTCTTTGGTCTTTAGGTGGATTAAAATTATCATCTTTTTTAATTGCCTTTTTAGCGCCAGAAGATGTTTCTTTTATTTTAAATACACTTTGTTCCCAAGATTTCCAATTAAAATACAATACAGTTAATGTATTAGAATCATAAGAGTCATTTGAATCATTATTAGTATAATCATATTGATTCATTTTAGAAGATCTTTTTATACAATCTTCAAACTCTTCATCTGATAATCCAGGAAATTGTTTTTTAAGTTCATTAGATTTTATTTGTTTTATTTCACCAAAATAATATACGTCTTGAAAATTAGGATCTTCTGTATATGAATATACTAAATTAGCAGGATCTACGTATTCGAGTTTAATACCATCAGTATTATTAAAAGTGTGCTTAGCACAAGATATACCCAAAACAGTTTGGTCATAATCTAAACGTTTTTTAAGTTCATAATAATGATTTCTTTTAAATACATTGTCAATAGCTTGTTCATGAGCTAACTCAATAGCTTGTTTATATCCTATTTGCATATGTAATTCTAACTCTTCATCACTTTCAGGGGTTGGCTGGCCTGCAAAGTTTTCAATATTTACGCCTAATTTTGTATCAACTTGTTTTATAAAATCTTTTGTATTCATATCTTCAAGCGTCATTTCTACAAAATCAGTTCTTTTTTTTGTAGAAGAAGGATCTTGTGCAAATGCTTTAATTGTAAATAATCTATCTTGCATACCATTTACAACTATATCAACAAACTTTGGTATTATAGGTACAGGTTTCCAATCTAAATTTAAATATGATAAATCACCATTTATAGAAAATTCATCTTTATATTTTTGTATTGACTGTTCACCTCTAGCATATAATTTTAATCTATGGAATTCTCGTTGGTTTTGAAGAAACCTACCTGTACCGGCACTCTTCCTAAACCACTCATTTTTTATACCTCTTGCCACTTCCAATCCGTACTTTTCACTAGCTTTTGTAGTGTCATCAACCGATTGGCTGGGAAATTGAGTTGTATATCCTGTAGCTTCTGCCATTATTATAATATTTTACTTTTTAATCCTGAATTATTATATTTAGAAAATCCAAAATCTATTTTTCTTGTTTGTCTTTCTGCTCTTGGAGCATATAAATGTCTTTGGCAAGCCATTATAGCTAAACCACTACTTATTGAAGCATCAAACTTTGTTCTATTGTTTATATTAAACTTAGACCAATCTTCGAGTGTTCTTTGAAAATACATTCTACCATGCTCTTCATTTGTTATACCTACATTTTCTTCTATGTAAGATTCTATCGCAGATGCATGAGCTTGTCTTATATCTTCTGATGTATTAGGTATACCACCTAATTCTTTTTCTGTTACAGATAATTTATTTCTAACTTTATCTGGACGGTTCATAGAAAATCCTCTATAACCTCTCCTTTTTAAATGATATAATAATCTTGGTTTATTATTTTCTGCAAGTATTGGCATACCATAAAATACTATTGCCATTAATACATCTTCAAAAAATATTTCAGCTGTTTGTGGTCTTGCAATATATTCTAAAAAAAATTGTGATTTAGGAACATCTGGTGATAACGAAAAACTTGTTAATCCGTGTAATGATCCATTTGAACCACCTCCATCTGTTGTTCCACTTATATCATAACTATCACATCCAAAAGCACCATAAGCTTTATTACCTGGATATTTAATACCATTTTTAACTTCTATATTGTTTTGCATATCTGTTGGAAGAATCCAAGATATTTTGAATCTTCCATTAGGGTTAGGATAGAACTGTACTTCAGTATCTTTAACACCGTTTTTCCATTGAAAGGAACCTGTTGTTACATATCCTGATGCAACCATTTCTTCATTAAAATCTATCTGTTCGTATATTCTTGATAGATTAAATATAGATTCTTTTGTTTCATCCCTAAATGCATGTTTTTCAGTTCTAGGGAACTGTCTATAGTATTCGTTTAAAGCATCGGCATTATCTTTGAGCCCATCTGCTTCATTCTCCCAATGATCGATAACTCCGTTATAGATAAGTTCCCCGTCAATTCCTTCAACCGGAGTTTCCGGAGTGTCGAAGACAGGAAAACCAAATTTGTTAATGAATCCTTCGAAGTTCCATTCCATAGGTATGAACAAAGCATATAATCCACTAGCAGTCTGCCCATTGCGATTTCGCTTTTTCTTTGTGAGATCTGAGTCATTATAAATTTTTTTAAAATTANTACCACCTTTATCTAATGCATTAGATGTAGATCCCATCATACATTTACCAACTATCTTCGAACCGAGACGGAGACACGTNTTTGTGACCCTCCAGTTATTGAGAATGTTGTCCGGCTTCTCCCACTTGCCCGATTCATCGTGGACCAGGATCTGTAGTTTCTCCCCGTCGTAGGAATTGTCACCTGTATTCTTCCAGTCGATGGTGGTATCAAGTCCCATTTGATCACTCTCCTCGGCGGTTTGGGTGGTTGCCTGTATTGTCTTTCTTGTGAGCCTTCTCGATGGTACCTTNTACGATAATTCTGTCTTTGGCCTCTCCATACCGTCCTGTATTGGTTTAAAAAAGAACGGGTAGTTCGTGGAAATCGGGACAACCTTATCTGTAAACATCTTCTTCGCNTCTGCTCCAGTCTTTGATAATATCCCAAACCTCGCATCTCTGGTAATAGTTGCCACGTTGACAACTTCTGAAGACGCCATAAAGGAGAAACCAGACCGTCTATTCTTAAGGTAGCACATTCCATAACATCTATAATCGGCCTTACATGCCTCCCAGAAATAAAAGAATAACCTGTTTGCATGTCTAAAGTCGGGTGAACCCACATCGATCTTTGTCCAATTGAGGTATATATAATGGGAGCCGGTGAGGTAACATGGCTCACCGTTGCACATGAACCAGTAACCATCAGAACGAAAATCAAATTCTTTATTAATGTATTCATAATACTTTTCTTTTATATCTTCGTTATACGACTTAAAATTATATATACTTTTAATTTTTTTAAGTGTAGCTGGTTTTGGTGTTTTAATAAATACCTGTTCTTCTTTTTTTAACTCTTGACCGTTAATTTTTTTAGGTATTGAAGGAAGTGCAATTTTTAATCCTTGTATTTCATATATTTCACCTATCGTGCCGTCTTTACTTATAACAACACAATCTAAATCTTTATTATAACCGTACTCGAATTTTTTATATCTATTATTATTTTTAACTAACTTAGATGATAAATGTTCGGTGTGTATCTTATATAAGCTTTGTTTATACATTATTTAATACGATCTTCTACACCGAAGAATTCTTGTTTTTTAGATTTATCTTCTTTATCTACACTTGTAATTTCTTCTACTTTAGCCATCATAGCCATAGCGTCTTCCATAGCTAATCTATAGGCTGATGCTGATATTTTTACTTTTTCAGGATCTAGTTCTTCTGGATCCATTTTTTTATTCATAACTTTTATTAACTCATCTATAGAGTTTTCAGCAGCTTTGAGTAGTCTCTCTCTTGTTTTTTTTACGTCCATAGTTTATTGTTATATCATTTAATAAAATTCTGTATAATTTTTGGTCTTCAATATTAAACTCATATTCAGAACCCGGTGTAAAGCCCACTATATCGCCTACGGACACGTTTAACGAACTTAAAAGCTTATTACTATATACAAGCTCTCCAACCAATTCTTTTTCTTTTAAAACACTCCATTTAAAATCTTGTGGTAATGGCTTAACAAAACAATATCTATCAGGACATTTCCATTTACCATTATTTTTGTATGCATATACTTGGTCTGGACTAACAGAATAAATATTTTCATCAATATATGATGATGAATTTTTTTCTTTACCCTTAACATCAATCCATCTTCTAAATACATTATGATGAACAATTACTTTATCACCTGGTTTTATTTTAGTTTTATAATTTATAGGTACACTTTTAACTGTACCTATTCTATTAACAAACTTATAATCTCTTTCAGATAATTCTGAATTAAGTATAAGTTCTTTACCATCAATGTTTTTCTTATTGTCGTATCTGCTATCAGT